CTACGCATCAATGCTCAAGTTCACGCAGGAACAGCGCGTCCTATTTGACCCTGAGGAACCCAGCATTGAATGCTTTTGTGGCGATTAAAAAGGAAAAACCATGAGCCAGCGTGATGAACTGTTAAAAGCCCTGCAACGGGGCGAGTCCCTGACCACCCTAGACGCTCTCCAGCGGTACGGGGTGATGGCCCTGAGTCAACGAATGACTGAGCTGCAAAGGGCTGGATACCCGGTAAAATCTGAAATGATTGATTTACCTTCTGGAAAGCGGGTTGCTCAGTATTCATGGGAAGGGCAAGTGGAGTTATTTGCATGATTTGCCCTGTCTGTGAGGAACGCAACAATAAAAAGTCCCGTGAGCAGGAAAAACGCTATCACGCAATGCTGGAGGATGTGGCTAGACAATGCCATCATTTAAATGAGAATTTTAATCAGGACGACTGGAAACGCCTGTGCGTTGATATTTTCCGCAAGGATTCAATGAGCGATCCAAGACTGGCGGCGTATTGGCGCAAGAACGGATTTCGATTAGTTCCCTCATTGGATGGCACTGGATTAGTAATGCTCGGGACTCAAACCCGCAATTTTCCTAAATATGTGGCAAGCGCATTTGTTGAGTGGCTTTACGCATTCGGGGCTGAACGCAATGTAATCTGGACTGACCCTACAAAACCACCGTTAGCCGATTACCACGGAATAGCGGCATGACTAAAAACCAAAAAGCCTTTCAAGACCGCGTAAGGGCGCTAGGCTGCATCGTCTGCCACGGTGAAGGGGTAGATAGCCCTTGCGACCTGCATCACCTCCTGCGCGGTTCTAGGCGCATTAGCGAGGATTCTGTGATTGGTTTGTGTCCTATGCACCACAGAAGCGGATTAAATACGGAAGAATTTGTAAGCAGACACCCCTGGCGGCGGGAGTTTGAGGCTCGGTACGGCACTGAAGATGAATTGTTGCAGAAAACGAGGGAACTATGCGGCGTGCTGCCCGAGTAGATGGGAATCATTCTCAAATGATAGATGCATTCCGATCGCTGGGGTGTAGCGTTCTGTCTCTGGCTGTGATGGGCAAGGGTGTGCCTGACTTGCTGGTGTCGATTCAAGGTAACACATGGCTGGTTGAAATCAAAATGCCAAAAGGCAAACAAACCGCCGATCAGATTGAATTTGCAAAGCACTGGCAGGGGAAAATGGCGATTGCGAGGAACATAGAAGAAGCGCAATCAATCGTTGCACAAATGAAAACAAAGGATGAAAAATGCATACCGCGAATATTGTTGAAATATTGAAGTCAACGCCGAACGTCAATGCTGAATACCTGGCTGCGACTTTGAATGTTAAAAAAGCTCAGATGCGTTGCACTCTCAATTATTTGTACCGGCGCAAGATTGTTGCTCGTGAACTAATGCCGTATGAAACCCGCAAAGCAGGACGTAAAAATGTGTATGTTTATCGGCTTGACGAGTGCAAAAATTAAGAATAATCTGGAAATATTGGAGAAATGGGAATAAATATGGCTGATAACGCTGACGCGGCAAGTTTCGTTTCTGTGTTGTTTCACTCGGGAACCAATGCCCATTTCATGCATTTGCAGACCGATAGCTTCGCGGTGCATTCGGCGCTTGATACTTATTACCATGAGATCATTGATCTAACCGACGCTTTTGCAGAGGCTTATCAGGGGTGCTACAAGGTCATTACCAATTATCCAAATACATTCCACAGCGAAACCGACCCGGTTAAGTATCTGACTAAGATCAGCGACTTTGTGCGGGACTTCCGTGTGCATCTGCCGAAGGATACGCAACTGCAAAACCTAATTGATGAGATTGCGGCGTTGATTGATTCAACCCTTTATAAGCTGCGGTTTCTTAAATAATGCCAAACGCCGGACAATTTAAAAAAGGGGACAAAAGGCCCGGAGCTGGTCGTCCCAAAGGATTGCAGAACAAAACAACTATTGCAGCAAAGGAGGCTATCGCTCGTTTTGTTGATGGAAACGCTGACAGGCTTCAGGGATGGTTGGATGAGATAGCAGCAGACCAAGGGCCAGCGGCTGCGTTTAAATGCTTTTCAGACTTGCTTGAATATCACGTTCCGAAGCTGGCTAGAACTGAAGTGACCGGGGCCGACGGTGGCCCACAAGAACTAAAAATCACATGGCAGTCCGAGAAATAGAGATACCGTATGCGCCCCGCAAAGCGTTCATGCCTTTCCACAACAGAACGCAGCGGTGGGCGTGCCTCGTCGCACATAGGCGGGCAGGTAAAACCGTGGCGGCTATCAATGACATTATCCGGGCGGCGATTACCAGCAAAGACCCGATGCCATTGTTTGCGTTTGTTGCGCCGTTCCGCAGTCAGGCAAAGTCAGTCGTATGGGATTATCTCAAGCATTACTCGCAGCCCATTGCCGCCGACAGCAACGAGGCAGAATTGACCGTGACCCTTATAAACGGAGCCAAGGTCAGATTGTTTGGCGCTGACAATGCCGATGCCATCCGGGGATTGGGATTCTCGGGCATCTACATGGACGAATTTGGAGACTTTAAGCCGAGCGTATGGGGTAACGTCATTCGTCCTGCGCTGTCTGACCGGCAAGGATGGGCTGTGTTTGGTGGTACGCCAAAGGGGAAAAACCAGTTCTGGGATATACGCTCAACCGCTAACAGACTCAAAGACGAATGGTTTTTGCTGGAACTTCCTGCAAGTCAATCAGGATTATTGCCGCCAGGGGAACTGTCCGCAGCCCGCGCTCAATTGAGCAAGGATCAGTACGATCAGGAGTACGAGTGCAGTTTTGAGGCAGCAATTCTAGGGGCGTTCTATGGTCAAGACCTTAGAGAAGCCACAGAAGAAGGCAGGATCACACAGGTTGATTACCAGCCCGAGGTTCCTGTGTACACGGCGTTTGACCTCGGTTATAGAGACGATACGGCGATCTGGTGGTATCAGGTCATCCGCAACGAAATTCATGTGCTGGATTACTATGCAGTCAGCGGAGCAAATATCTCTGAGATTTGCGCGGTGGTCAAATCTAAAGCTTACAAGTACGGCAAGCATTACCTACCCCACGATGCCCGAGCCAAAACCCTAGCCTCTGGCGGCAAGTCTGTTATTGAGCAGATGGCAGAGCATCTAGGTATCAACAACATGGCGATAGTCCCCGATCTGGGGGTGCAGGATGGCATCCAAGCAGTCAGGCAAATGCTCCCCCAGACATGGTTTGACGAGGAGCGATGCTTTGAGGGCATTGAGGCTTTACGTCAGTACCAGCGGGAATACGACGAGGATAAGAAGGCGTTTAGACAGACACCGCGACACGATTGGACAAGCCATCCAGCCGATGCAATGAGAATGCTGGCGATTGCGTGGCGCATCGAGCCGAGAGTTAAAGAACCCGACACGCACCGGCCCTTGATGGTTGGGCCAGAGAACACAGTAACCCTTAACGACATGTGGGCGACCCACAAAACCAACAGGAGCAGCAGATTATGAGTGGCGTATCCAATCCCTATCGTTATTTTTATGAGCATGTTGCAGCATCACAATCAGCGCAGGTATTAGGGCCAACAGGCGCAGTTGGTGACTACTTGCATCGCATTGTCTGCACAGTCACAACTGGCGCAACTGGTAATGTTGTGATTGTTGACGGCACTGGTGCTGGTATTCTTACTCATACCGTTCTACCGGCTAGTGCATCCGTAATACCAGGCGTGTACAACATTGAATTAAATGCGGTATCGGCTAATGGCGCTTGGAAGATTACCACTGGCGCAGGCGTTGAAGTGATGGCTGTCGGAATATTCTCGTAATCATGGCTACCAAAGCCGGTTTGTACGCCAATATTTTAGCCAAACAGGAACGCATCAAAGAAGGTTCTGGCGAGCGTATGCGTAAGCCTGGAAGCCCTGGTGCCCCAACTGCTGATGCTTTCCGCGAATCGGCAAAGACTGCGAAACCCGAGAAGAAAAAATGACCGCTGCATGGCAACGCAAAGAAGGTAAAAACCCTGAGGGCGGGTTAAACGCCAAGGGCAGAGCCTCGTACAAAGCCGAAACGGGCGGGACGTTGAAACCGCCTGTAAAAGCTGGCGACAATCCCCGCAGAGCCTCATTCCTCGCCCGTATGGGCAATATGCCGGGGCCAATGGAGAAGAACGGGAAACCGACTCGCCTAGCTTTGGCGCTCAAAGCATGGGGAGCCAGCAGCAAAGAAGATGCACAAGCTAAAGCTAAAGCTATTTCGGGGCGCAATCGTGGCTGATGCTGAACGCATAGCCGCTGCGCTGCGCTACCAGCAAGAGCTGGAAGCAGCACAACGACCCGCAACTTTGAACCCAAACCTTGCCGCGCAGGGGGCAGCAGCGCGTGAATTTATGGCCCCGCCCACATCCGTAATGGATGAGAAATACCCGGCTTTCAAGAAGTCAAAAGACCAGTCCGAGCAATTAGGGATGGCAATTGATGTGCTTTCCTCGGTGATTCCGATGGCTGGCCCTGCGGTAAAGGGGGCGAGAGCAGTAGGACGCTTTGCGGGGCCGGAACTGGCACAAGGGCTTGAGAATTACATGGTGAAAACAGGCGGTATTCTGCCGCTTGATGTGTATCACGGAACACCCCATAGATTCCCGCCGACTGCCAAGAACCCGCTAGGTGAGTTTGACACGGCAAAGATTGGGACGGGGGAAGGGGCGCAGGCTTATGGGCATGGGCTGTATTTGGCTGAGAATCCCAACGTAGCAAAAGGGTATCAAGATGCTTTGCAAACCACGGACACTTTACTCAACGGTAAAAAAGTTTTTCCTATAGACCCAAACTTTTCTGCTGCATCATCAATTTCTGCAAATGGATACGACACTGCTTTGGCTATGGCGCGGCGCGGGGCTACTGAACAATTCTTAACACCAGAAGGTCGCGCACATTCGGCAGCCCTTGCAAAGCAAATTGAAGCATTAAA